CATGTAAAGTGTTTGAAGCCTTTACTTTTTTAAGTGATGAATAGAACGGGGTCTCTTCAGGTGAGATGTTATAAATTACGTTCTCTAAGTCCTCGCGGATTCCGTTTGCGTCATAGCTATCAAATGTGTTTGATGGTTGTGCCATGTTATTACTCCTTTTATTAGGTATTTAAAATTAAACCAAGCGCATCATTGATGTCACCTGTTTTACTAAGTTTTGCCTTTTGGCGGTTACGAACCTTCGTTGCAGAATCATTAACTCTCTTCGCGCCCGCTTTAATAGTCGGTCTAGCTTTCTTAGTCTTAGCGACTGCCTTAGCTTTACCTGACATAATATCACGGTATTTCATAGCATCATTTAAGACTTGAATTGCTCTATGGTCCATCACTTGTCCGATTTCCTCGGCTGAGTAACCATAATGCTCACGTCCTACTTGTACTAATCTCTCCTTAATTTTGCTCGCTTTATTAGAGTCTGCAAATTCGGGAATCTTCTGTTGTAAGGTTTGCATCTCTTGCTTTATATAAGTCTGTTTGGCAACCTTCTCTGCTTGTGAACTTTGATTGCTCACTTGCTGAAGTTGTGCCATCTGACCCTCATAAGCCACCTTACTCTCATCGTAGTTTAACTTCTGTTCCATGTAACCGATAGGGTCACTTTCGAAAAGTTCTCTCGATGGTGGAGTAGGTGCTTGTGCTACGCCTCCCTGTTGAAGTTGCTGATAAAGTTGATTTATCTGCTGACGTTCGTTCAGTAATGCTTGATACACTCCTTCAGCTTCTTTGCGCTGTTGGGCTGCTTCTTGCATACCTTTTTGGACGTATTTCTGTCCGCTATAGCCTTGCTTTAGTTCATCCAAAGTTACTTCTACGTCATTTCCATCAACCTTGACAGTAATGTTAGAAGGCTTTGCTTGAACGGCATCCTCTACTTGGTCAACTTCGTCCAACTCTGCCACGTCTTCATCAGATTCCTCATCAGTTTCAGTGTCATCGTCTTCTTCCTGTTCAGTGTCTGTAATTTCCTCTTCTTCAGACTCAGCAGTTTCCTCTACATCAGTAGCCTCTTCTGTTATCTGAGTTTCTTCTTCAGTTGTTTCTATTACTTCTTCTGTTGGAGCAATAATGCTCTCAATGGCAGACTCAATGCTACCATCGTTTGTAGTTTCAGTCGTTTCCACGGTGCTGATACCTCCTATTTACGTTTACGCTCACTAATCTTATGGTCGTCAATGACGCTTTCCATATAGCTAGTGATGCTGTCAATCGCACGAACAATGTCATGCGCTTCATCACGCTCTTCCGCATTGGAATGAGCATTCATAAAGACCAATACTTGCTTCTCCATGACTTCTGAAATAATGTCCTTAAAGGTGTCATCATTCATCAATGTCTTTATTCTAGCAGATTTTTCACCTAGATTCATTAGAATCTACCACCCGTTACTGCTTGAGTAGGTTGTTGCTGTGGGTATCTAGGTTCGTCTTGCATCTGCTTAATTCTTTCAATGTCAACTCTTGTACCATGGTCGCCTAAAATCTTAGCGGCATCTACAAGTAAGTCTTGGTCCATTTGGTCGCGTTTACGGTCATCTTCTGAAATAGCCTTCTGTGCTTCAATCTCTAACTTCATCATATCAGTCTGAGATTTAGCCTGTGCCTTAATAGTCTCTGCCTCTACTATCGCTTGTGCTTCAGGTGACTGAGCAGGTGGTTGATTAGCTTGTGCTTGTTGCTGTTGCATGATTAATTGCTGTTCAGTCTCAGGACTCATAGGACTGTAGTATCTATCCGTGTTTCTAACACCTGATAAAACTAACATATCTGCTAAAGTATTACGCATGCCTGTCATAGTCACAAGACCGTTACCAGGACCGTATGCTTGCCAAATCTGCATCTGAGTTTGGAATGTCTGATTAAGTGCCATTGCCTTAGTGTCTTCTTTACCTGTGCCTAAACCTACGTTTACAGTTACATCCATAGATGAGTTCCATGAACGAGGGTCAATCGGTACATATTGTCCGTTCAGACGCATCATAGTCTCTTCACAAGAGTTTTCTACAAGAAGGTTAAGCATTAACTTAAATAAACGCTTCATGCCTCCCTCAGCGATATTTCGAGCAATTACTTCAACCTGACCTGCGCCTTGTTGTGCTGTAAGTTGTGCTGCTGTTGCTGTAGTGTTTTGTAAAGCACTTGGGTCTAATCCCATAGAAGCCTTAGAAACACCTGTCTTAACTTGAATCTCGTCATCTAAATATTGCATTGCTACAAGTGTTTGACCTGCAACAAAAGGAATAGCGTTTGCTTGAATAGCGCCTTGAACTTTCACACGTCTAATCGAGCCAATCTCGTTATTCATAATGTCGTCCATGTTCGCTTGACCTTCAACAACATCAATAGATGGGTTGTTTACAAGTGCCACGTTATCCATCATGCCACGTAACATAGCAGTAGATGAATCTTGGTCGTTCATGATTAGGTCAGCAATAGAGCGTCCATAGAATGTATGAGGCTCAGGGTCAATCTCGAATACAGCAAAAGGAACATCGCCCCATGGTTCAAAGTCTAATAACTCTTGATTACCACCACCTAAGATGAATCTGTGCATGGTAGCTTCGCCTGTGCCATAAACATCCATCTTCATATATGCTTCTGTAACTTCTACTAATTTCATTGAAGGGTCTTTTACTTGCTCTTCATCGTCTTCTGAGTAACCACTACGCTCAAACTTTTCAGCATCAGAGAATGTGTCATCAACAGAGTTACCTGATAATTCAGATACAACGTCAAACTCATAACCCATAGACACTAAGTCGCCAACACGCATTTCTGTCTTGTGAGCAACTACAAAAGCATCTGTAATACTTCTAGCGTTTCTATCTACAAAGAACTCTTCAGGTGGAACTGACTCAATCATCATCTTGCCTGATTCTTTCTTGTGGCTAATCTTTAATGTGTACTCAGGTCTTTCAGCTTCCATGCCGAAGTCATCCATAGACATTGTCATTTCAGTTGATTGCTCAATAACTGTCACATCATCATCATTAACAATGACTGACATTTCTTCTTCAGTTAGGTTTGAGTATGTATGAATCTTAGACTCTGCTGAGTCTTCCCAATATGCTTTTAAAATGCCCGTCTTCTTTACTAGAGCGTCATGAATAGCATCGTTAAGCAAAGTGTAGCCATTCAACTCTTGGAAGCGGTAATGAGCATATTTGGTAGCTTGGTCAGCCATAGACACTTCTTCTTGAGAACTTGGAACATACTCAACAGGATTGTCAGATGATAGAAACACTCTCATAAGACTAGGCTTGATTGCTCTTACCGTATCTCTTACTTTAGTTGCTACAATCTTAGAGCGTCCTTCCTCTTCACCAATGTCAACTTGACCATCAAAATAACGCTGTGCTTTAATACGGTCTTCTGTAATTTCACTCTCTACAAAGTCAACAGCTTCACTAACAGCATCACTTACAATGCCTTGGATGTCGTCTTCGCTCATTTGTTTCAATTCTGCCATGTTCTATCCTATTTTGCTATGCCAAATTGGTCTAGTATTCCTTCTTGTGGCTGTGTTGCTACAGCTCCAGGAGTTACATACCCCATAGATGTAATAATATCATTTATTAATTGTTGAATTTCAACTCCTTTTTCACTTTCACCTGTTAAAGCTCTCTTTACAGCGTCAGGGTTTTTAGAGTATAGAACCTTTGCAACTTCCATTCTACCTTTATCATCCATCTTAGGGGCTATTTTATCAATAGCAAAATCAATTATTTTAGTGATTGCAAGCCTAGTTGGTGAATCACCTTGTGCGATACCTTTACCCTCTTTTCTAGCTTGGGAGGCTATTCTACCAAAAGTATCTGCACCACCACCTGTGCCACCTGCTGTAATCTTGTTCTTCATGGTTTGAGCGGTCTCAGCAAGGTCTGCTTTTTGGATGATTGTATTTATGTCTTGGTCGGGGAATACAGTTCTAATAATTAAAGGAATTTTCATATCTGCATCGCCTGCCACTTGACTTGAGCCACCTGCACCTCTTAACTTGTTACTTAGACCGTTCATAATACCTGCTCTAAATGCTTTAAGTTTTTCTTGGGCAATTTGTGCGATTTCACTATTTGGGCTAGAAGTCTCGTCTAATATTTTATTAAAATGATAGATAGTTTCATCAGCCTTTGTTAAACCACTTGAGCCTGCCTTAAACGCATCTTCATTAGTCTTTAATATTCTAAACCCAACCCTAGCTTCTTGCAATTGTGGAGAAATCTTATTTAATTTTGCTTTCAATTCTAGTGCAGATTTTTTCAATGCGTTGTCCGCTTTTTGGACACCTGTTCTTGTATCTCGTAAAGTTTTGTATATTTCTTCAGCATCGTTTAATGTTGGTTTTTTAACAAATACTAACCTACCCGTATCATCAAACTTATAAAAAGGAACTATGTTCTTTTCTGCTGTATTTATAGTGTTTAAAACTGTTTTTGCATCAGGTATGCTTAAAATATCGTCATACAAGGAATCTATTATTTCAGGTGGAAGTTCATCAGCTTCTTTCCACGCTTTTTGATATGCTTTTGATGTTCCTTCTTGTACACCTTCTTGACCTTGCCTAAATGTAGCATAAGCACTATCAACAGCGTCATCTCCCTCAATACCAAGAGCAGAACGAGACATAACATCTCTTAAATCACCCCTAGTATTTTCCGCTCTTTGAGTTGTTTGGTTTGTTAAGAATTTTTTAACCTCTCCACCTTCTCCAAATATAGAGCTAATAGCGTGCGCTAAAGTTTTGTTTTCAGCAAACAATCTACCTGTTTGAATATCTGTAATAATCTCACCTACCGACTTGCCTGTTTCTTTAACTAAGTCGTCTAATTGCTTAATAACAACACCTGACGCTCTGTCACCAAACTTACTTCTAACAGCATTAGCTATTTTATCAAAACCTACTTGTCCACCGTGTATCAGAGGGGTTACCACTGCTGTTCCACCAAGACCCCATGCTGCGCCTTCAGGAAACTCTTTAATATCTTCTGATATACCTTGCTCGCCTTTTCCAACCGCATACGTTCCACTTTCTGCCATAGCAATAGGAGCTGCTGATTTAAATTTCTGCCCCATAGACATCATCTTAGAGCCTACTCTAGCTGTGTTTGCTACTGCTCCGCCTGTACCTATACCTGACATTAACATCAAAGCAGTTGGTGCAATAGAGCCTAGTATTTCAGACGTAATTGCAGTGCCAGGGTTTCTTTCTTCAAAGCCTTTTAATTCTGTTCTAATTCTTGTAACAATTTCTTCATAAGGGGTATCACTAAACCAACTCTCCATCTTTGCTTCCAACTCATCGCCAAAGCCTAGTAATGCGCCTTGTCCTACAAGAGTTCTACCAAAATCAATTGCCTCATCACCGAAAGAAGGTGGTGGTGGTGTTGGTTGTGTACCTAATTGATTGTCATCGATAAAACTATTTAATGCGTCTAATCCCATAATTCCCTACTTGTTATATTGATTAAGCATTTCTTTACGCTTCATCAAATTGAAATTTTGCCATTTGCTGTAATCAATTCCTTTTGAGTCCAATGCTTGTTGCATCTCATCAGGCATATTAAAGTAACTATGCTTAGAATGTTCTATTTGTCGCTTAGACTCGTCTTGAACCCAAGAACTATAGCCTGATGAACGTGACATCTCTTGTGCTTTGATGTATAACTCGTTTCTTATCTTTTCTTGTAACTCAAGTTTCTTTAATACTTGCGCCTTTAACTGAATAGGAGGTAAATTAACATCAATAGGTGTTGCCATTGCTAACTTCATTTCTGCTTCACTTAACGCACCAAACGTAACAGAGCCAATTACATCAAGACCTAACTGTCTCGCAAAAGACTCTAGGTTTGCAGTATTCGCATTAAGTGTAGGAAGTTGATTAGCAACCCAACCTGTAACTGCGCCCTCATCCAATGAGGTTAGAATGCCTTGGTAGTTTCTAAGTCGAGATGATATTCCCTCTGCCTTTTGGAACAAATTGGCAGACTCAGTATCTCTGCGCTCTTCATCTTTAAATCTTCTCTTTTCATCAGTCTCAAATGTAATCTTCTGCTTAGGAGACATACCCTGTGTTCCTGTGTAAACCTTATCAACAGTATTTGAACTAGGATTGTAAACAGGGATGTACTCTTTGCCTTCGCTATCGAATCTAGGCGAATAAGGTTTGTTGTCAGGAGCGCCAATACCATGTGCTGCTTCCATGCCTTTCTCAACAATACTTTTTGACATGGTAGGGTTTTGCTCTGCCATAACAGCCATTTCAAGGAACTTTTGTTTTTTTGCAGGGTCTGTTTGTTTCATTGCATACTGTCTAAGCCACTTAACTCCACTTGTTAAGCCTTTTTTCTTTTGCAGTCCATCTATCTTTGTTTGCATTGCTTTAGCAAGGTTTGCATCAGGATTAAGTCTCATTGAGTTAAGACCGATGGCTAGGTTTGCCATCTTAGCTTCATCATTCCAAAAGTCACTTATGCCATCACCCATCTTACTCATAAAGCCTTGTTCTTCTACAGGTGGAGGCGTTTGTTGTTGTACAGTCTGTTGTGGAATATTTACATGTGGCTGTCCACCTATTTGAACACCAGGGTCTGTCATTTGTTCAGGTGGTTGTGCGTTAGCACCACTAAAACCTAACTTATCCCAAACAGTGCCTTCTTTATCATCTGACAAGTAGTTTCCTGCCATGTTTCCTAGTAATCCGCTAAGTAATGGGTTCATAATATATTCCTATTTATTGTCCGAAGAAACGGCTAAACATTTTCATCTTATCATCATCTTCGTTTAGTTCTCTGTTTTGTTGAGCTAACATCTCAGTTTGGTCAGACATTAAATTAGTATCATACTCATTAGACGTTATAGCTCTATCTAATAGTCCAACACTATCATCACTCTGTACACCGTTAGGCTTTCCTTTAGAAAACTGAGTTGTGTTTAAACCTGTTCCCCATTGCATAGGCATTTGGGTTTGTTGAATGCCTTGAGGTCTTTGAACTTGTTGAGGCTGTTGTTGAGGTAACCCCATATTAGCTTGAGGCTGTTGTTGAGGCATGAACTGCTGAAAGATAGAGTTAAACTCATCATCCGTTAGTCCACCACGTTCTTGAGCGCTACCTAATATCTGCTGTAGGTAACTCATTAGCTTAGCTCATTGTATTTAACAGCGTAGTAGCCGTTATCCATCTTAACAACCGCATTAGGGAATAATTCCTTAGCTTCTTGAGCAATAACACCAAGTGTATGATTCATGTCAGCGCCTAATTCTTTAGCGCCTTCTCTCCATTCCCACTTATAGATGTTTAGACCTGATTTAAGCTGACCCATCTTAGTGATGTTTTTCTTTAATCTTTTATCTGAAGACTTCATCTGCGCACCAAGAGTCAAGTAATCGAACAGACCCGGTTGCTTAGATGTAGTTTGAGTTTGTGGAACAGGTGTAGCACCAAGAGCCTGAGTAACATAACCGATAGACTGACCCGGTTGGTTAGTGTAGCCTTGGAAGTTCTGCTTACCTGCGTCAATAAGAGCTTGTTGCATAGCTTGTTGCTGTGCGCCCTGTGTTGCTAGGTTGCCTGTAAGAGTCTGACCCATGCCGAAGCCTAGGTTAGATATATCAGCCATTTGACCTGCTCCACCCATTAACTGCTGATTGCCTTGTAATCCTGCTTGTTGATTAGCTAGATTTGCTTGCATATTGTTTCCAATATCTTGCTGTGCCATTTGTTGAGCGTTTTGATAACCTTGCTGTCTTAGGTTTGCAGATGATTGAGCTAGTTGAGATACTGTATCTCTACCTAATTCACCCATAGCAACACCATGACGTGAGCCACCGAATGCTTGACCTGCTTGTGCTTGAGCGCCTAACATATTCATTCCTTGAGTAGCACCTCGCATAATATCAGCTTCATTAGCTTTAACTACGTTGGTTTCATAAGGATTCATGTAAGGTGTCATGTTAGTGTTTGCTAACTGACCTGCTTGAACTTGTTGAGGTTGATACCCCATTGCGTTAGCTGTACCAAGACCTGATGCTTGCATACCTTGAGCTGCTGCTGTATTTACGTTTCCTGCACCTGCCATAATATTCTCCTAAACGAACAGTTTGTTGTATTGATTAACATCATTGCCTTGCTTGGCTTTAGTCTCTGCTAATGCTTGCTCATAAAGAGGCATAGAACTGTAACCTTGTACACCACCTGCAAATGTTTGTGCTTGTGGCATTCCTGCCATAGCGTTTGAGCCTTGAGGAGCGAGTCCAAAAGCAGAAGCTGCATCCATGTTTTGTTGCATCGCCATCTGTTGAGTTGGGTTGAAAGCTGCAATATCAGGACCTTGCCAAGGCATATATCCTATCTTTTGCGCAGTCTCTGCTCGTGCTAAATTTCTTATTGACGGCTCTTCAATCCACTTAGGGATTTCCGTCTGTTGTGTTTGGCTTCCGCCTTTTCCACCGCCACCACTCATATCAAAACTCCTTTACCATTACGACCTGTTGTTCTTTCCAACCGTCTTTATTTAATATTTTTAACCAACCCTTACGTCCTGAAAGAGTCATTCCTTCGCACCCTTGGGTTTTAGCCCATTTTACCGCATCTTGGTGCATATCTGTAATCTGTTCAAGTTTCCCACCTGCTAAAAACACATGTAGAACTTTCTTGTTAGGATACACTACTATTTCAGTTACCGCACAGCCTTTTGCGCCTGACCATAACTGCATGTGTCCACTCATTACACCGTCAACTACATCAACAAACCCGTGAGTGTCTCCACCTTTATCTAAGGCTGATTGAATCCACTCTCTACATCTTAGTAAGTCGTCTTTAATGTTCATGGGTCTAGTTTAACCTTTACCCATGCTCCATTCTTAGAAACAACTAAAGTGCCTTGGCTTCTATCCCACATAAGTATTCCATCTTCTGATGCTGATTCACCTGATGTGATGTATCTTAGCTTGTCTTTATTAGTTGATAAAAACGAAACAAGACGCTCACCCCAAACCTTCCAATCAGCTCCTAATGGAGGAGGTGGTTGCATCACCTCTTACCTCCGGGTCTAACTTCCATGCGCATAACACCTGAACGCCAATTATCATTACCTGTGCCTTCTACTCTTAGCCTAACTTGTCTGCCTGTTAAGCGAACGTCTGTAGGATTAGTCAACGTGAAAGGTCCATGTGATGTCTCACTAGCATTCGGATAGAATCGTGTCTTAAATGTGACATCTACTTCACCTTGAGTTTCTTCATCAGGAATAACACTTGATACTTTCATTACTGTATCACCGTTGCCTAAACTAATAGGTCCTGACTCTGCAAAAGGTTTAACTGCTCCGTGTGTGTATCCTGTCTCATGATTGTATAAATTACCACTAGCATCAGCATAAATAGGGTTTTGGAATATACCTCTATCAATACCTGCTGTTCTGTCTAATACTCCTACAGACCAATTAGCATCTTTGTAATCTAGCATCACATATCTGTCATTTTCTGTAGATGTGCCTGACGGATAAAACCACCAAACTTCACCGTGTTGTGAATTATGTATTGCGTATGCCTTAGTTATTTGACTGTCATTAATATGATTAAACACATAGTCTAATACATCACACTTAATCTCTGTAGCTACTGAACCGTTAAAGCTAAAGAAGCCTCTGTGACCCATCCAATATGCGCCTTCATCTACTGCAACAAGTGCCTTACGTGATGCAATACCACATGCTGTACCAACTCTTTCAAAACCATATACAAAAGGTGGACCTGAATAAGTAGCAATGTGAGCATCTTGGTCGGTAACGATAAGAGTTCTACCTCTCATACGAACGCCACACATAATCTGACCCTGAGTTTGTAATTCAAAGTCACCTGCCTCATTTGTAGCTAAAGGAGACCATGCTGTATTATCTTCTCTATCACACCATTGTACCTTTCTAGGATTACCACCTGCGCCTAGTGCAAATACAAACCTTTCTTCTGTTACAAGCGTTGAAGCGTTTGATACAGGTGCGTTGGTTAATGCTGTTGGTAATACTGATGTATTTAACGCCCACTCGTATATCTTACCGTCTTTAGATGAACAAGCAATCAAATACTCGCCCCATGTGTCTAAAGCCCATGTAGTTGCCTCTTCATAAATACCTGAAGATGTTGGCGCTCGACCATAGTTAGTTGCACCATAGAAACCACCACCATAACCTAAGTTTAAAGAAGCATTTAATGTACCTGATGTTAATCCCGTAGGTGTAATGTCGGACACCGTATGGGAAACATTAACATAGTACAAGTGGTCAAATGTAGCACCCACTAAGTTACTTCCACTTGAGTTATCTACCCAAGAAATCATTGCTCTAGGAGCTGATGCAAAGGCTGATGTTTTACGTGAAGTCCAACCGCCCACAGGACGAAGTGAATTATCGTGCCAACGTACTAAGCTAGCATCTCTCCATCTATTAGACGATTCAAAATCAGTACCATTGTTATAGACACCTGACTGTAATTGTAGTGGTATTAAACTCATGCTGCTATTATTGTCCAAGTTGTGGATGTAGGAGGTATAACTTCCCACTTCTCTCTACCAACGGCAAGAGTTCCTGATGTGGATGATACTGCTCCGCCTGTTCGCTGAACTCTATTACAAGTTGCTGTAATTGTAGCTTCAGGTTGTGATGTTGCGCTTCCTTGGAATATCTTTTCAGAGTCTGACGTAGATGCTGATGTTCCGATGAGCGTAGCATTTCCACCCCTAGTAGCAAAGCCTAATACGGTAATAGAGGCAGAGGCTGTAGGAGTTCCTGAGCCAAACCTTACTCTATTGCATATTGAGGCTGTAGTACAAGCAGACGTTACAGTAGCACTAGCACTAATAATGAATACACCACTTGCACTTATAGTTGCAGTTGCTGATGGTGTAGCATCACCTTCTCTAACTCTAGTAGAGCTTATTGAATTAGAAGCTGTTGTGCTTGATATAGCACTTGACTCTCTAACTCTAGTTCCATTACCTGTAGTATCTACAGTAGTGGCGGATGCTCCGTTTACAAGGGCAGAACCTTCAGGTACTCTCCTAGCATTAGCACTAACGGCAGAGGTCGCACCAACTGCTACAACACCAAGGTTAATTTTCTCACCTGATACTGTAGAAGAAGATGTTGCTGATATTACGGTTTGTAAGTTAGCATCATCATAAACGTGAAGACCATATAAGCCTGAGCCGAATCCATACTTATCAGTCTCTTCGAGAATAACAACCTCACCTGAACATGTAGAAGAAGACGTTGCTGTGAGAGTGAACGGACCACTACCCATAGTAACAATCCAACCTACATTAGCAAGAGTCGCAGAAGCATTGACCGTAGCCGATGCGTCATGAACTACACCATCAGTATCTGAGAAAGCTAATAAACTGTAATAAGAACCACCGTAAAGTGACATCTATTTAGTCTAGTGTAATATCTAAGTCTGCTGCGGGAACACGGAATACATCGCCTGTTTCAATCGTCTTAGACGAAGATAAAGCAGCGTATGCCATTAAGTTACCTGATGTAGATGCGTCAAATACGCCTACTGAAGTTACCGTACCAAAGTTGCCTGTTGCTGTTGGATATTCAACTGCTGAGGTGTTTGATGTAGTGTTTCCTGAAGTAGTAAATGCTACTGCTTTACGAACATAGCCATTACCTGATACTTCAGTACCGCCACCTGTTTCACCCGGAGTTGCTGTGAACAATGCTAGGTATAAAGTTGTAGGTGCTGTGTAAGCTGCTGCGCCAAATACATGGTCTAAGATTTCTGTTTCTAAAAAGTTTGAAAATGACATTAATATTTCTCCTTGTGAGGTCTAACCTAGACCCCTGATTTTAAGTTTTAAGCCTGAGCCACTAAATCTAGCGTTCTCAGATACTTCGTTTAGTCTAGCAACAGAGGCTGAATACATCTGCGCCCAAACTGCTATTCTCTCGTCTTCGCCTAGATACGGTGCTGAATGTAGTAGTGCGCCATAAAGGTACACATCAGGTGCTTCTAGTAAAAGCCAATTATCGCTATTACTTGAACTAAGAGCTGTTGTCTTAGCATAGTAAAGTAATTCTGTATTCACAGTCGAAGATGGTGTTGGGTAGAACTGAAATTGACTATCTGCGTGTGTGTAATGTGTTGGTGTGCCAATAGCATCATTATTAGATGCTCTCTTGTCTGCCATTGCTGCTCTTGAGATTAAATCAAGTGGTGATGTTCCGTTGTCTGTGACGTGAAATCTTATAGTCTCCATCCAATCAGCAGGAATCTGTGAATATTCATCACCACCACTCTGTTGACCACTTGCTCTAGTCTCCATCTTCCAATGTCGAATATCTCTGTTAATCTGTGCTTCTGACAATGCGATGAAGTTCTCGATAGCCGATGTTAAATCGTCTCTGTTTAAGAAGTCCGCTATTGCAGTCTTTAATGTAGTAAACGTATTTATAGCCATAGTTTCATTATATCCCTATTACTTGAACTTTTGGTACTTATTTTTGTATGCTGATTTCATACCTTTCTTGATAATAGAATCACTGAAATGCTTTAAAGATTTTTTACCACCTTCATGCTTAGTGATAGCTTTAATCATCTTGTACATGTTCTTATCTGATAGTTTATCAGTAGCGCCTATACCAACATCTCTAGCAACATCCTTAATGTAAGACTTAGTGTCGTTCTCTTTGCCGTTTGGAGCGTACTTATTAAGAATCTTAGTGATTGTGTCAAGTCCACGCTTACGCTTGTTAGTTAGGTCTCTAGTCAATGCTCTGATGCCGTTCTCAGGCTTATCAAACACTACGAACTCACCCTCTGCTACAGTACCACCTGATTCAGTGCCTGTCATGCCGTTCCACTTAATGCCGAAGTCTTTAATGTTGCCAGGATTGTTGCTACGAACATTTCGTACAACTTTAGGTTTTTTAACACCGTCAAGTACACCGTTCATAGGCTTTTCTACTTTCTTCTTAACACTTAATAGACCTTCACCTTCTTCTGCTTGAGATTGCTCAATAGCCAATAATCCACCACTTACGCCCACAGTTTTCTTAGCTACTGATGTTGAGCCATACATTGACTGACCACCTTTAATGCTTGTTTTTAACTCAGGAGTAATGTCTATGTAGTTTACTTCTGCTTTCTTGTAGCCACTATCTGACTCTTCAACACCTATATTAGTCTTGCCTGTTTGTGAGCCATGTTTCTTAGCTAGTTTATTAGCAATGCCAGGAATCTTCTTATCATAAGTGTTTTCATATAACTCTCTGTATCTTTCAGAGTATAAGTCAACCTGTTGTTGTGAATTAGTCCATGCAACTCTATCGTAACCTTCATCTGATGCTATCTTCATAGCACGTTTAAACGCCATCTCTTGCCACTTGTCATTTTTCAGAGGAGCGTTAGGCACTCCACCCTGTAGTTTGTTGCTTTCTGTTCTAAGTGCTGTGCCTCTGTTTACGTATTCTTTGACCTCACCCATAAGTGTGTCAAACACCTTGAAATCATTAACAGGTAGCGACATAGCCAACTCAGTCCATCGAACAACAGGATTATCGTCTCTAGTCTTTATAGAGCCAATAAGCTCATCGTTCTTAAATATACTAGCATCATCCGAACCTTCTCTAAAGTTAAGTCCAACCTCTTTAGCCTTCTTCTCATAGACTATATATTCATCATCGTGTAGCTTAATCTTCTCTGCAACAGCTTGTTGCTCAAGTTTAGTTTCCTTGGTGTCATAACCATCCTTACGACCTTTTTGATGCCAATCTGACTGTAACTCTTCAATAAACAGAACCTTGTTACCATCTACATCTGTTTTATCAGATACACGTAAATGACCTACTACGTTATCCTCTTCAAAATGACCGCCTCTGTAATCATCACCACCTAAAGGTTTAGATGTAATAGGAATCTCTCTGTATGTTCCAACATCTAGTCCTGGTTGGGTGTAATCAGAATACTTTGTGGTTGATGAAGCACTATAGCCAATATCATTATCATAGGCATACTCCCTTATCTGAATGTTAGCTTCGTTAATACTGTAAACACCACCACCATTAATATGTTGACCATCAGGTCCTGTAATCATTATGCCTACATCTTCATTACCTACTGCGGTAAAGTCCTTTCCATCAATGCCTACGTTCCACTCGTAATAAGGGTTTTCTAGGTACTCCTCGTTTTTCATTTCGTAAACAGCATCTCTAAAATCATTATCTAAGTTGTTTGGTATTAAATCAACATCTTTCTCTTTTATAGCATTATCAATTGGTTTATACCAACTAGGAATATTCTCATCAACAATATTTCCATCCACATCAAATACACCTGCTTTTACAGGATATCTTTCTGTGTTTAACTTATTCATATTTAAAATAATAGATTTCTGATTTTCGTGATACACATCACCTTGTGGAATTTTATAATCAAAAAACTCATCAACCTCATATTCTAGGTTTTCGCTTTCCATAACTTCAAAATTAGCATTATCGAAGGCATCGTCAGTGTAGTTATCTGAGGGGTCCTCTAATTGAAGTTGCTCAAGTTGTTCTCCCGCCTCATCTGAACTACCAACATGCTGTGTCTCATCTAGATTAGTCTTGTTGCTGTCCATGTGAGCTAGTAAGCCTGTCTTAGTAACACGCTCATCATTTGCTTTAGCAGTCTGTAGATAACCAAGTAATCCTGTATCTTGCATCTCATCTGCGGTTACACCATTCTTCTTCATAAACCTTTGAACGTCATTAGGAAGGTTTGTCTCTTGCTTTAATTTGTTTAATACGTTCTCTGCTTCTGAGTAAAAGCCTAGTTGGTCAACACCTGTGCTTGCGTCAACACCAGGAGCAACCATACTTTTTTCTACAGGCGCTTCTAAGCCAGGGAACTTATCCATAAACCTAGACATTGCTTGTGGGTCAGTTAATGCACTCTTAGTTGCTTTAGCCAAACTATACAAAGCAGGAACAGACATACCAAGTGTTAATTCCTCGCCCATATTCTTTAATCGAGCAACGAATCTTTCCTCAGCACTAGCATCATCGCCAACCTTAGAACCCATTAGTTCAGTAACAGCATTCTTGTATTCTGTAGTGTTGATTAAGTCAGAGATATTACCTTCAGTTACATCAAGTGTTCCACCAGGCATACTGACTGCAATAGACTCTTTTAAGAACCTAGTGAACTTACTAGCACTATTAGCATTACCCATTACCTTAGCAAGACCTGCGTAACCACCAACTAACTGAGAACCAAACTTGGTTAGGTTGTAAGCTGTGCTGTCTTCAAATTCTTTCTGTTGCTCTTCTGAATATCCGCCACCGATAATCTGTGCGTCTTTCGGGTCAATCACATTGTCATAACCTAACTTATTAGAGCCATAGTTAAGGGCATCAACACCTAGGTCGATAGTTCCTTGTGGTAAATCGTGTAGTAATCCTTGTGTAGCGCCTCTAGTAAGATTCAAGAACAAGTCTTTAGCCTCTTGATTTCTAGGATGGCTCTCGTTCATTAGAATAGCGGGTGTAGTGTTACCAAGCATAGGTAACACCTTATCTACTATATCTTCACCAACACCCATAATCTTAGCAATAGTTTGCTTAGTGTTGAATGTACTCTCAGCACCTTCATTCCAAAAGTCAGTAGCAGTTGGGTCAGGTTTGAATGTAGGCTCTTGAGGAATCACATTAGGTGTAGTTCCGTTTAGAGCGTACATTTGCTCCATAGAGTTGTCTGCTCTCTCACCTACTGAGTCTTGCATCATTAGTCCGTCTAATGTGTCTTGGCGTTGCTGATTCAAGTCATAGTCTGATTGACCAAAGCTATCTGCTGATACTTGCTCACCAAAGTCATTAGTATTGTCGTTCATCAGTTTGTTTACTGACTCATTAACATTGTTTATCTGAGAGCGATTCTCTGCTAATACATCACTCATACCTAAACTACCCATAGCCTTTTCAAACTGTAGGTCGGTCAATGCTTTGCCTTCTTTCTTAAACATTGCTAACATTTCCATCGCTTGAGATGGGTCTGCGTTAGGTGTTAAGTCTTGGAATGTGCCTGAATCTCTTTGTGCAAGTCTCTCGCCACCTTTGTATCCACTCATAACATTACGAGCATCAGTGTAGTCTGTCTGTTCAGGAGACCATGGTGAAATAGTTGATTGTTGGTTCTGAGCCATTGACTCTTGACTGCCTGGCATGAATGATGATTGTGGTACAGGTTGCATCATTTGTGGTGAAGGCTGTACAACTTGTTGTCTTCCTAAGTCAATAGACTCTGTTGGCATCTCAGGTTGTAACAATCCTTGAGCATTGTCAGGGATATTAAATGAATTTGCTTTAGTGTGTCCTTGATGTAGAGGCATTCTTACGTCTACTTGATAGGCATTACCCATATCATCGAATCTTGTCTCCATCAACTTGTCATCAGGTGCGCCTACAAAGCCACCACCTGTTAAATTAACACCCTCTTGACTTAGTAAAGCATCGAATAAACCCATGAATAAGACCTAAATATGACAAATATAGGCGCTATCTTACCATATCACACAATGCCCTTTACGTTTCTTTTAATTGACTTACCCCATGACTCTGCCATAGGTCTGTAGCCGATTGCTAGGTATCTGAAAGCGTCTGCTGCATGTGATGACCAATCATGTCTCGGTCTTGAGCGCCAAGTCTTACCGTTCTCATCATAATCTCTTGAATAGTTAATCAGACAGTCAACACCCTTCTCACACTTAACCTCATCGAACCAACATTTGTCTAGCATTGAACGCACTGCCTGAATACCATCATCAACCATAAGCATAGGAGCAATCTCTACGTTCCTAATGCCTAGGTTATCTAATACCTCTAGCCTTGACTTACCTGAGCCTAGTTCTCTCACTCTAACGTCATGTGGCAAGATGTGCTGTTCATAGATATAGCCTTTCTCTTGTAGTATGCGAGCGTAGTGGTCTAATCCTACACCTGATGCTTCGTAATAATCAATGATGTGTATCTCTGCGCCTATGTATTGAGCAAACCATATAGCAGTTGAATCACCTACACCTAAATCCCATGCTGTAATGACAGGCTTATCTCTACTGTATCTAACCTTACCGATTCTGTCTTCATCTCTAGCCCTACGCATCTCTGTCGTATAGTAAGAGCCTTCACTAAATATTAAGAACCCACCTTCCCAAATATGGTCATACATATCAGGACGCTTCTTCTTGTCTTCTAGTCTTTGCTCTTCCAACACACTAGGAAACCAAGGATTGTCTGAGTAGTTTATTTCACATATATGCGCATTATCAGGAGTATTCACTCTAAAGCGTTCATGGGTTGCGCTGTACTTGGATTCAGGGTTATAACTAATCCACACTTCTGAGCCTTCTTCACGCACAGTTGGGATAAGCTTCATGTATGCCATATCACTTACTCCCTCTGCTTCATCCACCCACGCCAACAATATACGAGCCTTAGACTTAATAGCATCAAGTGAGCGTCTTAGTCCTACAAATGTATATGAGATGCGACCATCTTTAGACCTGATGTACTTTTCGCCCACTTCATAGTAAGCCTCTAACCAAGGAACTGACCTAATTGCTGTTTTAATCTCTTCTAGTGATGAATCTTCTAATGAGTTCATAAACTCACGACCACATAGTATCTGTCCTGACCTACCTTCTCTGCCCCACTCATAACCACGTATAGCTGTCATCAATGCAAAGGTTCTTGTCTTACCTGAGCCACGTCCACCGTAAGCAATGCGATATCTAGCATCACCTACAAATAAAGGTTTTAGTTTAGGCGGTACTTTAATTTGTGCTTTTAGCTTTTCTGTAGTCATTAGTACATGTGTTTAAGTTGAAACCTCGTTGTTAGCTTTTTAAAAACAAAGTTTTTCTCTGTAAATTCAATGTCGCAATCTTTAAAAGGTATAAGGTATGCCAAAACATCACCTGCCTTTATAACTATTGTTGTTTCTTTATCTTTAGGAATATCTATAAAAGAGATTAAATTTAACTCTTGTTGTTTTCCATATTTTTCATTTATTATTCCCATAGGAATAAAACACCCTGAATTGTTGTGATAAGTTGGGTCTGTCAACATATACCCAAAATCCGATGTTTTTAATCTAACATGAATTTCAAATTTTAGCGATATTTTATCTTTAAAAAAAATGTTATCTTCTTGGTAAAACTGACTCTTCTCGTGTCCTGATATTGTTATTATTGAAGGGTCAGCTATATTGTAATAATACTCACCACTTTTGTTAATGGTAATAATAATTTCTGTTGGTGACTTTACTAATATAGTTTGCTTAAAAAGACCAAGTATTCCAGGACAAGTCTTTGCTGTTGCGCCATCACCATTACTAGGAACAATATTAAAACCACTTAAATTTTGTATCTGCTGATGTTTAATTGATTCAATATTATCTTTATATTCATCAACTCTAGCTTTCATCTTACTCCACCAACAAGAAGAAGTTGGTTTTGCTTTGACTAATATAGTTTTTATTAACTCTTCTGCTATATCTTTTGTATTTCGACTTTCATCAATAAATCTATAGTTTAATTTACTTTTCTTCTTCAGCATCTTCATAATCATCCTCACCATAAGCTACAATTTCAATAACTGTTGGCATAATTGAGCCATCGCTTGACATTATGTCTGTTGCACTCTTAGGAATCATCCCATGATTAACACCTAATAATAGTCCTGCTGTCTTCTCTTTGAGTGTTCCATTTAGCGCACCATTGATAAGACTTCTGCCTTGTGATGTCATTAATCCCCTGACGGTGTGGGAAAAATCAGGATAATGCTTCTCCCATTCATAGATAGTAGACTTGTCTACACCTAGTTCCATAGCCAATCCTTCCACCATAGGTATTGCATCGTGATACTTAGTAAAGTGATTGTCAATATAGTCCTGAGCCTTCTCTATCATCTCTTCATTGTATTTAGATGGTCTTCCTAGTGGTAGGAAGTTATCTGTTTTCTTTGCTGTCATGTGTGACATCCTCTATTCTTTTAATTCTTTCAAGTCGTTTGACTACCTCTTCAAATGTTGCGTATATTTCCTCTTGTCTATAATTCACTTCTAAATCTTCAAACTCTAGTACAAATCCGTTAGAAACTTCTTTAATGATTATCTTAGCCATTAGTGTAACTCCGCTGTAGCATCTTGTGCCTCATTTAATGAATCAATAATATTGTTATGAACATCAAATAAGTCAATTTCATCTTTTTCTGACATTGTATGTAATGCTGTGTAGTACATAGCTACCAATGCTTCTTTAGATGTATCGTTCAATAGCACTTGTGTAAATCTAAAATCATCAGTGTCCATGTAATCTTCTATCTCAGTCATCTCTTTATTCCCATTGATTCTAAATATAAATCTTCAGGTCTAGGCAACATGATTCCCCACTCAGCTACAAACTTATCTATCTGCTCTAGGTAATCCTTCATCTCGCCCACCTTTAATTTTGTTGTACTTCTCAGCTCCCTGATAGCCTCGCCTTTCTTAGTCGTTAATTCATTGTAACCCAAAAACTTATCTCTTAGCAACATGTGAGTCTCGTCCTTGGTATAGCCTAGTTCATTACCTATGACAGTTATCCACTCCCAATATAGGCTGTTTTGCTTCTGACTTCTTGTTAGCTTTGACTCTTTTATCTCAATGATAGCTTGCTCCACGTCATGTTCACTATAGAATGCTTTGACCATAGCTTCTATTATCTGCTGCTTAGGTTTGCTTCTTTCAAGTATTCGTTTCATGTTTTTCAACTCTAAAGCATTTAGGACACATCCAATAATGTGTGTACTTAGCACATATTCCACCGCAGTTACAGCTCACATCAATCCCTTACTAACTAAAATCTCTTGTGTTCGTTTCATTCCCATTAGGTGAGATAACAATAAGAACTCTTTGGTATATTCACTAGGCTTGCGTCCATCAAGAACATCATGGCAGCTCGCACAGCAATAAGCACCATGAATATCCATAGCCTTCATTCCCATGCCTCCACCGTTTAAATGAGCAAAGACAACTGTTTCATTATTAGGTCCACTATAGCAAAGGTCGAGACGCACAGTACACGCTTGACCCCTTGCAGATTTTGTAATTTTACTCATCTGAAGTTAGGTCCTTTTATCCACGCAACAAGTGAATGTCTTACACCTTTTGTAACAGGAGTAACTCTATGCCTAATAAATGATGGAAACACAATTACACTACCCTTGTTCTCAAACGAATCAAAAGTAAGTATCTCACCATCTATTTCAAATTCCAATTTACCGCCACTATATTCTGATTTATCAGATAGTTGTATAACTATTGATAACTTTCTATCTAATAATTTATCGGTAATCATACTTTGGTCAATGTGCCAATCATAGAAGCCTTTATCTTTTCCTTTATACTCACCAAACTGTACAGCAAAATCTTTTACAATATCAAAACCAAATGCTTGTGCGTTAGCATCTAGTATATATCTCCATATTTTCTCTTCTATATCTTTGTCTTTAATAAAACAAACTTTTGAAATTCTATAGTTTTTGTCTTGAACTATAGAGCCATCTTCCATACCTATTTGACTATTTTCTAATCCGTTTTTAAGCGCAAGTTTTTTTGCTTTTACAATTAACTTGTTGGGTAAATCTGCTTCCCAAATCCACGTATTAAATTTCATATTTTTTCATTTAACCCACAAAGTAAAAATTGAGTCATGCAAAACCTTCCCTTTTGCTTTCCTTGATATTTTTTATCTAAATTTATCATTGACACTTCATGCTTAATATTTGAAGGAAATATAATAGTTAATCCGTTACGAACTTTAAATGTTAAATTAAAATCAGTAAATGTAATATCTCCACCTTTAAACGTTTGTGGTTCTTTAAAAAAATAACTTAAAACAGTTACAACAGCTTTGTCTCTATGTGGTTCATAGTAATCACTATTCTCATAATACGAAACTAATGTTGTATCTTCATCATATACGGCAGCATCAAAAAACCATGATTCCTTCATTTTTTTATCATCTAAAACATCAAACAATTTTCTATTTTTTGTTAAGATACTAGAAAAGTCTCTATTGTTAAATATTGAATCTATAAAGATAGCTTTATTTTTCTTTAAATCCTTTCCATCATCGTCTTTAGCTGATTGACTTTCAGACGGGTCTAAAAAAAGACCTTTTGATTCAAAATTTAACATTTCATTTAAAATATCTTTATGTTCCACATCATTCCATAAGTCTTCTACAACGATATAATGAAAAGGATGTGTATGTACGGTAATCTTACTCATAATACGTTTATCTGCCAATCAATACAAGCCTCAATAACATCAGCTACTGAGTACACTACTTTAACTTCAGCACATGCTTCTTCAAGTCTTCCTATCATCTCTATCTGAGCAGGGCTTAGTCTGCCTTTGCCACCTGCTGTTGAAGCGGGTCTTTTAATCTCCAAAAAAAACGCTTGACCCTCATGAATAATACACAAATCCGGCACTCCTGATTTAACGCCCTCTTTCTTTAATTTAGTAGCAGCAACTATATTACGCTTACCGCCATTAGGTATTGCAAAGTAAAGAACCTTACGGACATCTAGGTACTGACATATTGCTACTTGGACTTGGTGTTCTAGGTCAATCATAAATCAGGTCTCCCACCTATTGATTTTCTTTTATCGTTTTCAAAGTCTGAGTATTGTCCGTTTTTATCTACATAATGTAAAAATGCTTGAGCGTGCCAATCATCATTTGAACAAACAAGTTTATCTCTCCAATGTACTAATTCACATCCTTTATATATAACCATATCGCCAGGCTCTAAAAATACTTCGTTGCCATTTATAAATATAGGGTATTTAAAATGTTTATCTTTAAATTCGTAGTCTAAACAAATAGAACAGGAAATTTCACAAGATGGTCTATCTTTGTGTTTTAATAATTCAGTACCGTTTGTATAAATACGAAAAAATGAATATGTAGGTAATAATTCTAGTCCTGTGTTTTTTTCCATAGTATCTTTTAACTTTAAAAGTAAAGTTTCAAATGCAGGGTCAATATACTTTTCATACGCACCCATTACTTGTACTTCTGAGTTTATATCAAAATTCTGCATTCTATCAAACAAAGCATATTGAGTAATAAACTTTCTTAATTCTTTGGAAATTACATTTTTAACGATACAAAATCCATTTTTTTCAAAGGTTAAATTATCAATCATTTAGACTCTCTTAATAAATTATTAATAATCTCTTTTGCTGAATCACAAGTGTGTTTCCTTACTTGCTCATCATTCATGTGTGCAATCCTATCTAACAACTCTTTAACACCTACAAGCGCTGTAACACATTGTCTTTTATTATGTCCGAACCATTTCATTAATCAGCCTTTTTAGTATTTTTACTAGTGCAATAAGGGCATCTACCACTTCTGTTGCGATGCTCTATTGGGTTTGTTCGTGTATATCTTTGTAAGCATTTATTACATGAATAGTCATATAGCATTAGAGGTCTCGTTCTCCAAGGTTTTCGTCTTCACCTAAGTAATTAGCAAGACCATATACCGCCCAATGTAGTTGTGCTTTGTCTGCTTTGATTCTGTGCATTAATCCACTACGAGTACATCCTAATAGTTCAGCACATTTAGCTTGAGTAATTCCTAATCTTTTAATTTCTACAGGTATTGAGTTAAAGTAGATAGTTCTACTGACATCTTTAAAAGCCTTCTGTTGCTTAGCCATGATTATTTATATTGTTGAATTAAGTTACTATTATATCACTATGGCTACATTAGAACAGGTAAATTAACATTATTCCACTCTAACTCCCGCACTATCGTTTGTGGGGCATCTACGTTTGAGCAAGCTCAAGCCTCGTTACCATGAGCTATGGTACAGCTCGTCACTTCGTTCCTCTGAGGGATAAATCCCCTTGGTAAGTCAAGAGCTAGAGCAGTTTAGTAATATTCGGTAATGAGAGGAGTTGGGGAAATCGGGGCGAAGAAAACCCAAGGCTAAATTAATAACCTTGAGGATTAACATTCGTATAAAGAGCCGAAGCAGTCTTCATCGTAAGGTCATATCTATAACAATATATGACTCATCCTTTTCACCACCCTGTTCGGGTTCGCTACCTCTGAAAAGATGCGCTAGATTTAAAACACTATACAGGTATTATCCTAATAAGTTCGTAACAAAGGTTGTAGGCTTTCCTTCTACATGTCCGAGTCTTGCCTCAGAAACCAATGACTTAATCTAACATCAACCAACAGCTTTACACGTTTGTAGCTATCTCTGTTATTTTATTCAGGTGTGAGTGAATCCATTTTGAATGACATATCACCTGTCGTGTAGGTGAAGTACCATATAGACCCATAAGAACCCAAGAAGGGTATAATACGTATCTAGGTGGCGCAACACCTAATTTTAACCCTCGATTGTCTCCTAGACTTTCGGGGGTTTTTTCGTTCTAGGTGAAATTATAAACTAAGATTTGAAATAGATGTTGGGTATTTAATTTAATTATTTTTGTAACTTTCTATTGACATGTGTATCGAACATGATATAATATCTCCATCAACCACACTTTAGGTTGGTACTTTAAAACACAAACGGAGATTCAAAATGACAAACTTAGAACTACACAACCTAGCAAGAGAAAACGCTAACAAAGCAGTTGATGCTTATATTAAAGAAAACGGTGAAACTCAATATTGTGGTTACACTTATGTAAAGATTAAAGGTACTACATCTTTCTACCGAGACCTTAAAAAACAAGGACTAACATCAAGAGATTGTGCAAGAGGAATGATGGTTGATGATATTTTAGACACCAACACTCAATCACTAGATGTTAAAGAAGCGGGTGTTGAGGCTTACGCTAACACATTATTAGAAAACAATATTTATGCCTTTGCAGGCTCTGTAGCACTTTAAAACACAAACGGAGATACAAAATGAACACATACAAATTAACAGGAATGGAAAAACTATTTATTAATGCTCAACTTAAAGAAAATGATTGTGGCGCTAAGACAGCATCGGATTTATTAGAAGACAACTTCTCATGTAAGTCTATGGAAGACTATCTTGAGTTAGCTCCTAATTTTACTGCTGCAACAATCGGTGGCTTTCTATCATCACTAGAAAAGAAAGATGTTATCTATAGAGATGAAGACGAAGGTCGTCCTGTAGTTTGGTGGGTAACTGAGGCTTACCTTGAGTCTTTAGAGCCATCTGCTGAATTTACATACTAATATAACTAATAGCCATTAGAGATAGTGGTTATTGATGATATTAAATTCTTTTCAAAACTAACTACATTAATGTTCCGAACATGATATAATTACCCCATCAACGAAACATTTCGCTGATACTTTAAACTAAAAACGGAGATTCAAATGAACGCAAAACAAGTACACAGCATCCTTAAAAATGACGAAGCATACCAATGGTCAAGAGAGTTCAATAGCTATAGTAATATGGTTATGGTTCTTGAAGCTCATGGATACCCACACACTAGAGCGCACGTAACTGCCATGCTTACGGTTTGGAGATAGAATCATGGATAACATGACTACTACCGATTACCAAATCGAAGAAGATTATCAGACACGTTATGAAGCGTGTTACGACACAGCGCTTGATGAGTTCAAAACTTCACTCGAACCTATAAAGCAATCATTCGAGCATTACCTTAACGAAACACCTATCTGCGATGTTCCTTTATATGTGATTATGCAGATGGCACATAGTGTTGATGAAATGACAAAAAAGGCTAACTTCCATTACGAAGATGAGCATGACGATGTTTGGTACAATTTTGAAAGTGAGTTATCAGATATCCTTTTAGACGACTACGGATGGGAGTATTAACATGGGATATTTCAGCGATTTAGATATTGACAATCAAGAGATGGAGGCTATTGGTGGTGTTGTGCCAAAGCACGACCAAGAGCCTGACTTCATGTCATACGCCCACAAGGTGATGGCTTCAAAAGAGTTTGAACAAGACATGATAGATGTTGACCAAGACCAAGGTTATGACGAATATAAAGAAACTAAAGCGAGGTTATTATGAGCCAAGACCAAAGACTATTAGATTATCTTAGAGATAATAAACAGATTGACCCACTTACATCATGGAAGAAGTTAGGCATCTACAGACTATCTTCTTGCATCCACAGACTGCGTAAGCAAGGTTGGGATATAAATACAGGACGTAAAGCAGTTATTAACTCGCATGGAGAGTCATGTGTTGTTGCTCTATATAAGTTGAGAACGTCATGATTAAGATTACAGATAACTTTGTATTGATGGTTGGATTGGCTATGGTGACAATAGCTTTGATTTTAAAAACTGCCAACGGGTTCTTTGATACTGATGTTGGTGAGATACTGATAGGCATGATGGTTTTATTCCAAGCATGGATGTTATGGATGATTACAGGAGAAGATGATGGATAAGACAACAAAACTATGTGACAAATTAATTGATATTCAGAGGCAACTTAAATCTGCCAAGGACAAGAACAACTCATACGGTAAATATAACTACAGGAACGTAGAGGGGATTCTAGACGCTTTAAAGCCTTTGTTATCTGTTGCACAAGCATCAGTCACAATGTCCGACACAATCGAACGTGTGGGCGATAGAAACTACGTTAAGGCTACAGTATGTCTAGCTGATGGTGCTGACAATATATGTACTACGTCTTTTGCATGGGAAGAAGCAAGAAAGGGTATGAGTGCTGACCAATGTACAGGTAGCGCCTCAAGCTACGCCCGTAAATACGCCCTTGGAGGATTGTTTTTAGTCAGTGAAAATTCAGTGGATGCTGATGACAGTGATAATAGTGAAATGAATTATGTATCTAAAGATGCCATTGAGAGAGGTCTTGAAAAACTTGATAAACTTTTTGACGAAGGCAAAGACGAAGAGGCTAAAACTATATTTAAGTGGGCATCAAACAATAACCCTCCTGTAGAACAAATCTATGACAGGTATGTGATGTTATTTGGTTTAGATGACAGCAAGGAAGGAATGTGATATATAATTAATTAACTCGGGGGTCATGCCTCTATTGCGAGTGTGGGGTCAGATAGCGTCTTTTGTTTTTTTTCAGCGCGTCTTCTCCTCGGAAGTATCTCCCACCTCACGGCATTTATGGATGCCAAGTTAAAGAGAAATAGTGCGATTTGTCCACGTTACGGACTCCAAATTTTAATAAAGCAAGGAGAAACATCATGAAGAAGCTAAAAACAATAGCACTAACAGTAGCACTATTAGCAGGAACAGCCAACGCAGCAACACCATACACATACGAGATGGGTCTAGGCTTGGGTCTGATGGAGTATTACGACAATAACTGTCAAAGATTTACCAAGCAAGGTAAGAAGATGGCATATTGGACTGACAAGACTATAGGCGTAAAGAAAGACCATTACGAAGACTATGACACAGGATACGACATGGGTAAGACATTTGGTTGTATTGGTTTAAAAGAAATGTGGGATGAAGACCTAGACTCAAAGAAGTACGCAGAAATGTTCTTTGGTAAACTTAAATAAAGGGAGATTAACATGTTAAACAAAGCAACCCTAATCGGGAATTTGGGCAGAGACCCTGAAGTTAAATACGCAACAAACGGTAACGCTATCGCTAACCTAGCAGTAGCAACATCTGAGTCATGGAAAGATAAGACTACAGGTGAGAAGGTCGAGAAGACTGAGTGGCATAGAGTTAGCTTGTTCGGTAAGTTAGCTGAAGTGGCAGGTCAGTTCTTAAAGAAAGGCTCTAAGGTCTATGTAGAAGGGCAACTAAAGACTACTAAGTATCAGAAAGACGGTGTTGACCATTACTCTACATCAATCAATGTATCAGGATTTGGTGGTGTATTGAAGATGCTAGACAGTAAAGGTGAAGGACAAGCACAAGCATCTGAAAAGCCATACGTTCCTACGGTTCGTGACCCTATCACGCCTGTTGATAGTAGTGGTTTTGAAGACGATGAGATTCCGTTTTAGTATGGCAACTATATCAAAAGAATTTACACTATCTGACGGTAGTGTATGGACAGCCCGCCAACTAGCATTTGAATTAGGTATTACTCAAACAGCTTGTCGCTATAGGCTTTGTAAATCAAACGATGTAGCTGTGGTTATGCGCCCCAAATATGTACTTAATGCAAAAGCACAACGACATAAGCCTTATCAATGTAAGCAATTTTTATTATCTGATGGTTCTAAAATGACCGCAGAAGAGTGTGCCTTCAAATGGGATATTAACAAAAGCACCATGTATGCTAGGCTATTGAGAGGTATTCGAGAAATAGAGGTGCTATCACAAAAGCCTAAGAGTACCGTTAATAAACTTAGCAAGGGTTATGTCAAAATGTCATTCCAACCTAAAGCAGTTAGGAACGTGATTAAAGAGCGTAATTACTTCGACCCTATGAGTAGGTTGTTCTTAAAGATGGCTTGACACAGTAGAGGGCAACGGGGGAAGTCCGACTGACAAAGCAGACCGATATTGCAATAGTAAGAATAACTAGGAGTTACCAAGTTATAAAGACTACTGTTTATAAAAGATAGCTACTGCGAAGACCTCACTTTAGTCGCATAATCTTTCGGTTGTCTCTCTCTATCCACATCTTGGATGCACAATTTATATTACTATCAAAGAACCTTTTAGCTTTATATAAGTCGTAGCATTCTCTCGTGTCTATACATTGATAAACTTCGTGCGTAAGCATCCCGTTGTTTTTCATTATGTGAAGCTCGTCAGCGTAAGTTTGCATCCCAATTAGCATGCACGCTAGAGTAGTTATTTTTATAAAGATAGTGGGTTGCCTGTTGAGTTGACTTTAGTATCAACACGGTCTTGGTCTTTTCTTAATGCTTTTAGTTTCTCAGACAGACTAATGATAGCGCCTGAGTTTACTCTTGTGATTGCTTCTAAAGCAGTATCATCAAATGTGTATGTATAAGCAGGTGTCTTCTCATGAGATGAAGCCTTTAGTGATTCTATATCAGCCAACATTCCTTCATACTTCTGTAGAGCTAACATTCCTGAGAACACTAAGCCACCTATAGCAATAGCAATAGTTACTATCCATGATGCCGACATCTTCTTACCTTCTAATGCTTCTTTAATAAAATTGATTATTGCTTCCATACCATCCCCTGTTATCGTTAATTTTTACGCTATTGTAACCGTTTAAGATGCCACTATCGGTCATTCCTATCGAACTATAAAATGCTTGGTCTTGATACCAATCATCGTTATCTTCTAAAGCTACTGATTCAACTAATGTGACACCTGTGTAGCTACTCATGTCTATTGTGTCTATCATGCCTACTTGAGTCATTGTGTTGATAGATTTAATTAGTTTTAATGTTTGTAACACTTCTGTTGTAGATGTGTTTACGCTTGGTGAATTTGGTAACGCTTGGTTACGCTTGGTAGAAACAGTTTTAGTCTGCTTAACGG